GGTACAGATTTAGCCACAGCCGCAGGTCTTGGCGCACTTAATACGCAATATCAATCAGGTCAGTTTGATAATCAATTTCAAGCGCCCGGTCAGTATCAGCCCGGTCAGTTTTCTATGATGCAAGCGCGAGCTCCTGACTTGCAAAATTATCAAATGAATCCAGCGGAAAGAGTCCGCACACAAAGCTTTGCAAACCCATATTCTGCGCAACAATACATGTCCCCCTACATGCAAAATGTGGTGGATATTCAACAGCGCGAGGCTCAGCGCCAAGCAGATATTGCCGGTACAGGACGCAATGCGCAAGCTGTGGGCGCTGGTGCGTTTGGCGGCTCTCGACAAGCAATTATGGATGCGGAAGCTGCGCGTAATTTAGCTACGCAAAAAGGTGATATTCAAGCCACGGGGCAACAAGCTGCGTTTCAAAATGCACAGCAACAATTTAACACCGAGCAACAAGCACGTTTGCAAGCGCAGATGGCAAATCAGCAAGCTGGTATTAACGTCGGCGGTCAAAACCTCAATGCGCTACTTGGCGTACAGCAGCTTGGCGCGGGTCAAAACTTGCAATCTCAGTTGGCAAACCAACAAGCATTTCAGCAAGCGCAGAATGCTGCGGAACAATCTCGGCAGTACGGCGCTGGTCAAGGTTTGCAAGCTGCTGGTCTCGGTGCTCAATATGGACAAGCTGCAAACCAATTAGGTGAACAGTCCCGCCAGTATGGTGCTGGTTTGGGTATGCAGGGTTTGCAGACTGGCTTGCAAGCAGCGGGTCAACTTGGTCAGTTAGGTGGTCAGCAGTTCCAGCAGGGAATGGACATCAATAAGTTGCAAAGCACATATGGCGGTCAGATGCAACAACAAGCTCAGCGTCCTCTGGATCAGGCTTATCAAGATTTCTTGAATCAACAGAATTACCCGTATAAACAGTTGGGCTTCATGTCTGACATGATTCGTGGTTTGCCATTGGGTCAACAGTCAACATCGGCTATATACCAACCAGCACCTTCTGGAATACAGTCGCTTGGTGCGTTGGGGCTGGGTGCGTATGGTGCATCTAAATTGTTTGGTAAAGAAGGCGGCTTGATGAAGTCGTACGCTGGTGGTGGAGTAACAAGCCCACAAAATGTAGAAAGTATTCTCAGTAAGTTAAGTGACCAACAACTACAAAAAGCCAAAGAAGTAGCACTGAGTCGGCGGGATGCAGAACAAGCTCAAATGATTGACGCAGAAATGGCTGAGCGTGCTTCAGTACGTGGTGGTCTTGGTAATGCGTTTAATCAAATCCCTCAAGAACAGCAAGAACAAATGATGGCTGGTGGTGGGATTGTTGCGTTTGCCGGTAATGATGATAGCGATGTAGATTTACAAAAAATCCTAGATCAAAATAAAGAAGATAACGAAGATGATAATGACACTGACACCGATGGTGCAGGCGGTAATTATGCTAATCAATTTAGCCAAGAAATATTAAACCAATCAAAAGCATTAAATAATTTAGGCGCTAACGATAAGCCTATGACTGCGGCAGAACGTATAGCTCAACTTGGGATTTATAACAAAGCTTTGCGCGATCAAGCTGGTACAGATACTGGTTACAACGATTTTTCTAAAAAACTTGCAGACATAGAATCATCGAGTCAAGATAGACTTAATGAAGGTAAAGGCTTAGCCGCGCTTCAAGCAATCCCCGCTATGCTCCAAGGTGGTAATGCCCTTCGTGGGTTAGGCGCTGCTGGCGGTGCGTTTGCTGGTGTTTATGGACAATATGTTAATGCCGCTAACAAAGAAAAGCTTTCTTTGGCGCAAATGCAATACAGCTTGGCTGATGCCAAACGCAAAGAAAACCTTGGTCTCACCAAAGACGCCGTGGCTCTTATGGAAAATGCACGCAAATCCGAAATGGATGCCAAGAAGTTTGCTGTGGATAAAGTTAACGCACAATCAAGGTTGCTGGGTAAAGGCGCTATGCTTAACAGACCCGTCAAAGCGGCAACACCTAACTTTGATATTAATGCGCAAGCATCAATTGCAGCGGATTTAAAATCTACAACGCCAATAAGAACAGGTGAAACGCCAGAGCAATACGAGGCACGTATAAACGCCGCAGCCTATAGACAAGTTCTTGAAATGAAGGGTACAAAAGACATCACCACCAAAGGTACATCAACCGTCACAAGCGCTCAAACACACGACATTGCTCCCGGCGGTGCTGAAGCTGCGGGTAAAGCCGATGTATTAGCAAAAGATTTAGCTGCGCAACAAGAAAAAGAAGTGGCCGCAGTGAAGAAATCCGCTCCATATTTAAAAGCTATGCAACAAAAAGACGCTGGTGCTATGCAAAAAATGGAACAGGATGCCGCACAAAGAGCACTTACCAATTTCCAAAAAGCACGTTCAGCTGTTGGTGCTCCCGGTGCAAACCCCGCAGCCCCAGTTGCACAACCATTGCCCGCTAACCCTACAGCCGCTGTTTTAAAAGACGGAGTTGTATATAGTACGTCAAGGGGTAATGCTAAATGGAATGCAACAACGCAAAAATTCACGCCTGTACCGTAAGGGGTCGTTATGTCTAAAGATTTTTCGTTGGAAGAGGCGTTGACCCCCGCGCCTCAAGAAGAGTTTGGTCTTTCAGATTTATTAAATACCAAAGCTGGTGCAAGTTCATCTGAAGAGGGAATGCGCAACTACGTACCAAGGCAATCCCAAGGCCCGGCCCGTACAGTTCAAGGTAAGACGTACCCTAAAAAGCAAGCCGCCCCTGTTGAAAATACCACTGGGGTTATGGGAGATGACCTTGGCTCAGCCATCATGGATGTGGCACAACCTAAACGCGAAAGCGTAATGGAAGGGGTAAAAGTTCCCCCACTTCCAACCGAAGACCAAGCAGTTGTAAACCCTCAGTTTACAGCCGCAGTTAAAGCCCAGCTAGACGCAATGCCAGCCGAACAAAGGCAAGCTGCGTTGGATAAGATGGCGCAACGCCCTGATGTATATGGCCGAGCCGCTCGTGCTATTGCTGGTCGGTATGCCGCCGAAGATCAAAATCAAACTCCAACCACAAGAAAGTTTGACCCACGCCTTGAAGCACAGACTGAACGGTTTGCAGAAGACAATAGATATGACCCAGAAAGTCTTGCTCGTGCGCAAGCAGCAAGTGGGCAGTTGTTTGCAAATCCCGCACAGTTAAAAGAAGCTCCCGAAGAATACATAGCAAAGCAACAAGGAGTTAAACCCCCAACTTATGGCGAGACCATTGGTGCAAACTTTGCCGGTGGATTTGCTGATGCGATATTAGGTGCCACGGCTGCTTTATCCGACTATGTACGTGCGTCCGATACTGCCGACCAACTGGATGCAACACGTAAATCGGTTAAAGAATTCCAATCCAAATATGGTGGGGACACTACTCTTGGCCGAGTATCTAGTATGGTTGGTGGCCTAACCCCTGCGTTAGTTGAAACAATGGCTGCTCCATATACAGGGGGCGCGAGTTTAATCCCTTTGCTATCTACCGGTGTTTTGTTTGCGTTGCCCGGGTTTAGAGACACATATAAAGAACAACTTAAGGCAGGCGCTCCTCAATCAGTTGCAGTTGAACACGCATTGGCCTCGGCGGGAATGATGATGTACGGTGGTCGGTTAATTGCCACTGGCGGCAAAGTATTGCCGGAGGCGTTACAGGCATCTGATAAATTGTTACCCCAACTGACAAGTGCTGCTGCCGAAGGTGCTTTGTTTAATGCTGCCGATAGCGCTACTCATAAGGGTATTGATGTTGTAAATGGCCGCAATACTGACTCACCGGTAGTTGACCCACAAAGCATGGTTGAAAATGCTTTGGCGTTTGCGGTATTACGCGGTGCTCATAAAGGTATTGAACATACTCAAGGCAAACAAGTAGCGGATGAGCGTGTACCTTACATGAAGGACTCAAGCTATGAAGGCTTGGCTGAACTCATTGCCAAATCCAAAGGGTTCTTAACCCCCGAGCAGCAACAACGCCAAGAACAAAAAGCTCCTCCAGCCCCTGCTACAGATTTAGGTGCAGTCGGCGAAGCTAGGCCGGGCGAAGACCTTACCCCTCCTCAAGCTCCAGTTGTACCAAAAGATGAACGAGTTGCTCAGCTTGCGGAAGAAATCCAAAAACGCACAAACATACCAATTGAAAATGCAACTCGTATTGCTGAAGAACGCTTAGCTGCCGAAGAAGGAACCAATGCGCCTGCACAAGCAGAAACTCAAGGAGAACCAAATGTTGGACAGACTATTACCAAGCCAAGTGGAGCAAGCATTCCAGTGGTTGAACAGCCCAGTACAGAGTTACCCCCCGGAAGGGCTGGAGTCACTGAGCGAGGTGGAGTGGTTTCTGCTGGACAAGATGTTGCAAGAGTTAATGAACGAGCGCCAGCGCAACCCGCTCCAATAGGCAAAACACTTATTGAGGAACTCCAAGACTTACATACTCAAGGCAAAGTCACACCTGAAGATATAGAAAAAGTACGGAATTGGATGAAGGCCGAAGATTCGGCTATAGACTTTGGCAAAAAATTGTTTGGCTTAATCAATGAGATTGAGCGCCGCCCAACAGCAGAAGAAGCTGCGCCTGTTGAAGAAGCTAAAGCAGAAGAGCCCGCACCTGTTGAAGAAGCCAAAGTAGACCCAATTGCGTTTGCTCAACGCTCCGCAGATAGTGCAATAGCTGGGCAAGGCGACTTTGAGTCTTTAGAAGAATCAATTGGCGCACATAGAGACAACATTGCGGACACTTTACGTGAGCAAGGTATAGACGACCAGCCTACGATTGATAAAGCAATTGCTACATACGATGATGAAATAAACAAAGCAAAGCAAAAACAGCCTGCACCTGCCGCAGAAACACCAGCCGAAACAAAACGACGTGGTCGGCCACCCCTTGAGCGCACAGAAGAACAAAAACAAAAACTTGAAGGGGATAAAAAACAGCGCAAGAAAGATACTGACAATGCCGACTATCAACTTAAAAAGTTGAACAAGATGCTCGACGAGGCGCTTAAGCCTGTCGATGAAGAACTTGAGGCCGATAAAGTAGACCAAGCTGAAGAAGATAAAGAGAAAGCCAAAAAGTATGTAGCAACACAATTGTTGGAGTTGAACCTAAACCCCAACTTGCGGGGCACAGCCGTTGGTAATCGTGTCAAAGCATTACTGAATGACCGCAGCAAATTATCCCAAGCCGACATTGATGCGGCTAAACGGGGTATGGAGATTCGTGCAAAGACAGATTTGCGCGGAGAGATTGGTGAGTCATTCCAAGGTAAGAGCCCGCTTGCAAGCAGAATCCCAGTTAAGGGCAAACCCAACACCGCGTTCAACAGAGCTACCAACGCATCTCAAGCACTGACCATTGTTGCTAAGACTGGTAATGCTTTTCAAAAGTCTTTGGCTAACCGACTGCGTGCGTTTACCAATGGTGTCACGTTTGTGGTGTTGGAAAAAGATGACCCAATGCCCCCAGCCTTGCGTGAAGCTATGCGGTCTGCGAACGGCTTGTATAGCCGAGGCACAAAAACTGTTTACGTCAGGGGTGAAAGCTGGGGTAGTGGTCACGGTATAAACAACATTACCGTGCTCCATGAATTACTGCACGCCGCTACTGATAGAAGAATTGCGCTTGCCAAATTTGGTAAATCTTCTGCGCTTGTCAAAGAACTCACAGACTTAGCCGACCGGGTCAAACGTCAATACGAGTTGATGGACAGAATGAATTTGGTACCCGATGAGTTAAAGAAGCGCATCGAAGCTACGATTGTCACAGACGCCGACGGCACTGTTCACTACGACATATTCAAGACACCACAAGAGTTCTTGGCTTACGGTATGTCTGATGAAGTATTCCAAGAATTTTTGGGTCGAGTCAAAGGTACACAGAATGAGAATGGGTTCTCTTCTTTTGTGCGCACGCTGTACAACGAGTGGGCAAAGGCATTTGGTAAAGGCAAAGATGAGTTCTCTGCCATGTCTGACCTTATCAATATCACCGATAAGATTCTTGATGAGAAAGCTCCTGCTGGAGAGTTAGCTGCCAGAACTTTTGCAAGCGAAGAGCCCAAAGAACCGTTAGAGCGTACTGCTCATCAGCTACAGCAAGCAACAAGTAGGGCTTTGCGTGGCGTTGCTCTCTCCAGAGCGGGTAATGAATTGGGTAAGTCGGTATCCATAGCTGCGGCTTTGCGTGACCCTCGGATACTTTGGAGAGAAACAAAGCTGGTTTGGGATAGCCTGAGCGATTCGGCTCGTACTGTGTTCTCTCATGCTTATGACTTGGAAGCCATAGCCAAAGGCCCCGGTGAGCGCATTCAATCTTTACAAGATTTGTATGAGGCTATTCAGAAAAAGAATGGCATGACCGAGTCTATTCTTCGTAGTGTGGCTAACCAGTCAGAGCAAATTGTTCGGTTCTACAACGCACATCCAAAATTTAAAGATGTGTTTAACGACTTGGTACACGCCTCAACAAACGCCGAGTACGACCCATCAAAACCAAACAACACGCACCGCGACAAAACTTTAGATGCCATGTACAACGCACTGCCCGAGCGGGGTAAAGAGTTGTACAAAAACTTGCGTGACTACTACACGGACATGAAGGATTTCCAACGGCAAATCATTTCTGACCAGATTGATAAGTTGGATTTGCCCGCAGGTGAGCGTGACAAAGTCATGGCGGGTATACGAGAAATCTTTGAGGGCGATAAAACCATTGACCCATACTTCCCATTGATGCGCTACGGCGACTATGTTTTGGAGTTTGGCAAAGGCGACAAGCGCACCTCAGTTCGTTTTGAGACAAAAATTGAACGTGACCGAGCCGCACTTGAGTACGCTAAGAGCAAGGATATATCTTTAAAGTATTTGCGTGACAATGGGTATGTCAAGATCAGCGATGATATTGGCGGGTCTAGAATGCGCAGTACTATTGAAAGCACAAGTAAGTTGCTCAAAGCCGCGTATGAAGCCGTTGATACCGCCAACATAACTGAGCCCGGTGCAAAAGAAGCTATCAAGGACAACATCTACCAAGCGTATTTAGCGGCTATGCCTGAAGCCAGTGTGCGCAAAATGTTTATGCACCGCAAAGGTACACCCGGCTACAGCAGTGATGTGCTTAGGAACGTAAACGCAGTGGGAATAAAAATGTCTCGGCAGTTCCCTAATTTACGTTATGGCCCAAGTATCCGCAGTGCAGTTGATGGTGCGTATAAAGCAATTGCCGATGACCCCACATACAAAGCGTTTGTTCAACGTGCTGCTGAGTTAGCTGCAAACTCTTTGAGCCCGCCAGAAAAAACAACGCTTGCTAAGTTTTATGATTCCGCAGCAGGACTTGTAACCAAGGCCGCATATCTACGCTACATGACAAGTTGGTCGTCGGCAATCATGCAGCCTATGGATATTTTCCTCAAAGGTGTCCCCATGATGCTCGCCAATCATGGCCCTAGAGGGCTTGCTGAAATGTCAAAGATGCTCAAGTTCTGGAATCAGTACGGCGTTATTGAGCACCAAGCAGATGGAACTACCCGCTGGCGTATGCCAAGCATTGAGCACGCTACAGGACTCACACCAACAGAACGCCGAGCCATTCGGGATATAGGTTCGTATGGAGTGTTTAAGGATACTTTGGCCAGTACAGTATTTAGTCAAGCCAAGAAACCTGTTACAAGCACCGGCGTGCGAATGGCTAAAGACGTAACCAGCAATTTAATTTTTGGTGGTTTGATGCACCACGGCGAGCGTTTGTCTCGTGAGTTCTTGGGGCTGGCTTCTTTCCGTGCCAACATGGAAAAATTTGGGGGGGATTACGATAAAGCAATCAGAGCCGCAGTTGATGAGACTTATGAAGCCTTTGGTAATTACTCCCCAGATAACCGCCCATTGCTGATGCAAGGTGCTGGCGGCAAGGTGTTGACCATGTATAAGTTCTTCCCCTTGGTGACATACAAGAACTTGGCCAGCAATTTCTTTAAGATGCTCCCCGGCTTCAACAAAGAAGACAAAGCTAAAGCAGCTACTAAATTCTTCGGAATTTTGGGCACACACTTGTTGCTTGGTGGTTTGGAAGCATTGCCATTGTTTACAACAATCATGGCCATCATTGGTGCAGCATGGAACAAATGGGGACGTGACCCAGATGCGCCTGATGAAATGAAAAACTTGGACTACCTGACATGGTGGAAAACTGAGTTTATGCCGCAGCAGTTTGGAGACGAATGGTCTGAGACTCTTAAAAAGGGTGTGGCAAATAAGTTTGCTGGAATAGATTTATCCAGCCGTGTTTCACTTGATAACATGTGGTTCCGTGAACCAAACTCCCCCGGCAAAACCAATAAAGACACGTTCTTGAATTGGGCTTTGGCGCTTGGTGGCCCTGTGCCGAACTTGGCAATAAACACCATGAATGGGTTGCAAGATTTAGCCAACGGTGAATACCAGCGTGGTATGGAGAAGTTAACACCCGGCTCCATCAGCAACTACATGATTGCTTATCGCTACGCTACTCAAGGTATTCAAACACCTCAAGGCGTACAGCTTGCTGAACCCGGCAAAGTACCAACAAGTGAGATTGTCGGCCAAGCTATTGGATACCGTCCTGCGGCTCTATCTACTGCGCAAGATTTAGCCAACCGTGGTGCAGTTGTTGAAAAACAAATTGCTATGGAAAAGCAAAACTTAGAACAGCAGTACAAAGATAACTTCCGTAAGTCAATCGACCCAACCATACCTTTGTCTGCGCAAGAACGATTTGGGAATAAGTGGGTAGATACCTTTGACAAGATCATTGATTTCAACTTGCGTAATCCAACCAAGCAGATTGATATGGATGAGCTTGAGAATGCCAATGCTGAAAATATCAACAAGGTATTACGCAAAGGAATCTTTGGCGGTATCGACATCAATGAGAAAAATGCTGCACTCCTTGGCCCTGTATCCAATGAAGCTGAAAAGGCTTTGTCGGTATACAACAAGCCATAAAAAACCCCCGCACATAGGCGGGGGAAAGGGAGGTTGAAAGGAGCTAACTTTCGGAGACATGGCAACTGCTTACCATTGATGCCAGTCTACATTAAACGCGCCAAACTCGCAAACCTTTTATACCCTCTACGATCACAACTTTTGTAACAATTGTTATCTTCAATCTTTTTGTTACAGCGCTTATGGTTTCCCGCGCCGCATTGTGGTCTATGCAGGGTACAAAAAACGAATGACCGGTTCTAAACTTCGACCAATCAAGCTGATACGACACTGTCTCGATTTTCATTTAGGCCCAACATATCGTCCATGCGCAGGAACTCGGAATGCGATGCGTCAAATTTCAACGTGCGTACAGCAGGAGACGCAACCTTCATACCTTTGGACATACGCTTGTTGGTTGCCTCAACAAATATTTGCAAGTCGGTTAACTCTTTGAGCAAACTTTTGTAATTGACCTGCTGCTCGATACAAAACTCTTTGAACTGCTTGGCTGCTACATAGATGTGTTTGGTATCCGGCTCGTAACGTACCAGCAATTCTTGACGGGGTTCTTGCAAAGGTAGCGCCGACATATTACTTCGGGCATCTACTTGACCGTTGACCACCAAAGCATTGGCGTGATGGCTATCAAGAAATTCACCAAGGGTAGCAACGGGGGTTGACTGCGGGGGCTTCACATCGAGACGCATTTCGCTCAACATATCTTTTAGCCACTCATACACAGCGGTCATATCATAGTCGTGCAAACCAAGGTGGCGGGCAATCAAACCACCAGCAATATTACAAGCGGCAGTGGCCGACCAAAAGCGCTCCCTTGCGGTGAACTGAACTTCTTTGTCCAGTCGGGCTTGCACTTTCTTTACCAAGTCCTTGGCGTACTCTAGGTTGTTTACCAACCATGCAAGGTATATCTCACCCGCATGACCATAATTCTCATTGAGTTGGTGGTCAAACATTTCCTTGCCCCTAGCCACGCCAATCAAGTCGTTAGGTTCTATCTTGTACTCAAGTAACCGTACGGATTCACCATCTGGGCTGTTCTTCAACGCGGTCAACTTCTCATAAAAGCTGGCGTTCGATGAGCATAAAGTCATGTTTTGCCATGAGGTGTTGTTGATGCGTAGTGCGTTCTCAGAACCTTTGACGCGATGTTTGCCTCGGCCCTGACTGATGCCGTATGACAAGTCAGAAAACTCTTGAGGGGTCATGTTGGTGATTTCGTCAATCGTATTGGCGATGTTGTTCATTACCCCAAGCTGCTGCATCTTTGCATTGAGCGTGTCTTTTTGGATTGACATAAGCTCGTAGGGCATACCGTATACGCTGTTGCACATGCGCAGAATGGTTGATTTTCCTGATCCAGCATATTGGTAGATCACGTTAATGATCGCGCCTTTCAATCCAGTGAACTTCATTAGTGGAGCGCCAAACGCGGTTAAGGCTCCAAAAGCATGGGCTTCCATACCCTTTATTGCATACAGGTTGAAGACTTCTTTCCACTTATCCATGTCGCCTTTTTCATGAATCTTCTCGGCAAAAAATTCTGTTGTTGTCGATGATGGGCTATAGAACGTACCGTCTTTGGTGATCTCTTTGTTGCCCATAATAAATTTACTGTCTCCGTCAACCCATCCAAATTGTGTTCTCATAAGCTCTGCTTTCTTTGTAAATTGCAAATTCTTTACTGCTGTAATAACGTACGTTGCAAGATTTTCATATTGCTTGTGGTGCGCCATTACGCCCTGCTGGGCAAGCTGTTTGCGTAGCTCGTCCTTTGATGAAATGGATGCAGTGGTTATCGCAAACTCCTTCACCCCGTCATGTGGTAAGTGAAGTCTGAACAACGCCATTTCACCCAACTCTTTGTCCCTCATACGCTTGACTACATACAAGTCATGCTCGTACACCATTGCGGGTGCTTCTTCGGAATCTTTGGGGGGACGAACATATACGCCACCCTTTTTACCCCTGAAGAATGGGAACGGATACTCAGGTATTTGATGCGTTTCAACACCCTCTTCGGTTTCCACCTCTACTTCGTTGTCGGCTTCAGTAGCTTCTGCTACCTCTATGCCTAACACAATAGGTGAAGTAATCTCGCCTTTGTGTACACAGTCATCACAGCCACCGGGGTTGCGCTCTTCAAATGTTGTGCAGTGATGTGGGCCACCGCGTTTACGTATGTTCCTGAGCTTGTTCTCTACCTCGGCGGGGTCGTACTCGGGGTGACCGCTAGACATCTTGTGCGCCGCTTTGTCCCCATCTACACAGAAAGCAGAAATAGATAACGCCGACATCCACAGTGGCTCGTCAATCTCAGCTTGGTTTTGAAATACGTAATTCAGTTGCGCACAGCCGTTCTCGGCCTTGAGCATGATGGTCTTGAACCGTTTGACCTTGTTACCCATCAATGCTTGCATCATCGGACTCATCGAAGAAGGTACGAAGTCAGGCACTTCCTCTTCTTGTTTGGGTTCAGGTGCGCCCAGCAACTCACGCAGTTTCTCAATAGACAGCCTCGGCGAAACCTCGTTCCACACACTGACTGGCTTAGGCTCTAAACCTTTCTTCACGTTCATTGATTCGGGTACACGAAGAACCCGCGATGCTTCAAACACCTTGTCGTCAACGATCAAGTCATGTTCTTTGCACAGTTGTTTTAGTCGCTTGGCCAATGGCTCCCACTCTTTGCGGGATAACATCTTTTCAAGCAACCAGTAGGCATGAACACCGTTGCCGGAGTTCACCAAAATTGGTCTAGGTAAGCCGACAGTCTTGCAAAACTTCTTAAGCTCTTCCAGCCCTGTTTGCTGGTCGAGATAGCCTTCAATCTTCCCTTTGGAGTTCGGTACACCCTTGGTCGGGCCGCAATCAATATCTAGCCATAAGGCTTGAACAAAGGCTACGTTCTCGTGCGTCCTGTCATCTGCCGTACCAAACTTGGCACAACCAAAATACACGTTGACTTGCTTGGTGTTGAACTCTTGGATGAGTGTCTCGGTTTCTTCCCTTGTGTTTGCAAAACGCTGGTCAACATATTTACCTATGCCAACTATGCAGTACCGCCCCTCCGTAGGTAATACGGTATCAAGCAAATCAAATGTAGACATTGTTTATTTGCGCTTTTTATGCCGTGCCATGAAACGCTCTATCTGCTCAGCGTAAGTTGGAGACGGGGTGAACTCACCCCAAAACCAGTTGTAGACCGTCATGCGGCTAACGCCTAGTTCTAATGCCACTCGCGTAGCAGTAATCTCCCGCTCGATACAGAAGCGACCCAAGGCTACGCCTAAAGAATCAGCATCGGCTTTTTTGTTAGCATCAACTAATTTTTGGCTGTAACCATAGGTCATGCGTTACTCCTCGTCTGCCCAAGCCGCTACCACTGAGTCCAAACTTTTCTTGGGTGTGGGTGCGGTTTCAACAGCTTTCTTGGATTCACGCTTCTTAGGTGCTTCAACTCCGTCATCATCCTCAGCTTCGGCTTCCACTTTAACTTTGGCTTTTGGGGCCTCGGCTTTGGGCGCTTCCAGCTTTGGCGCACGGCCTGACATATCGGCTTGATATGGGGTCATGGTGACCATCTTCTGTGTCTCAGGCAGAACAGCGGCCTTGCTGGTCACTGCGTATTGCTCCTTGTTGATATGGCGCAATGGGGTAAACAAAACAGATTGGTTGTCGTTATCTTCGTTGAAGCTCACCTGTGTAACAACGTAGTCCAAGCTTTTGCCGTTGTTGGACAAGTACTTGGTGTAAGTCTCAAACGGATGAGTGTTGTCGCCAACGCTCTCGCCAAATAAAGACTTGGAGGCCAAGTTCATTTGGTATACAGAACCTTCAAGTGAAGTGCCAAAGTCCTCTACTAAATTCACAGCAATGCGGCGTGTGTAGCGGCAAGCCTTAGAGTTACCTTGACCTGAGCCTTTGATGTTTTGCTCGCATGAATCGCAACGGTCATACTGTTTGTTAGCCGAACCAGCATCAGGCGTACTGCCATCATTGGAAAAACAATCAGGCGCGGTTGGCGCGGCTTCGGGAGTCCACTGATTGACGTAAAAGATGCGACCAACTTTAGGAGAAGCATTGATAACGACAACTTCTAAGTCGCCTTTAACCTTGCCCATTTCTTCGCCACCCACAATTTTGCGGAAGATTCCGTTTTTAGGGACGACTCGTTTAATCCCGCTGTTACCAGCAAGTTGTTTTGTAAGCTCACTGACTCCAGCGGTTTGCAGAAAGTCGGGGAGGTCTTGGTTAAAAAGTGTAATGCTGCTCATTTTTCAGTTTTCCTTAGAACGTCTAACTACCACGGTGTATTGATTTTCGACATTCAAACCTCTCGGTAGAAGGTCAGGATTCTCAAGAAGAAAGTCTTTCATGTGTGTTTGATGAAGTCGTTTCTCCAACAGGCCAAATGCACCGGTCTCCTCAATGAAGTCGTACATCGAATCCCAATCATTTGTCCAGTACCGTGATTTAACTGAACGAATGATCGTGCCGTGTTTTGTGCGGATGCTGTCAATACCTTGCTCTTTACAAGTATTCAGCATCTGTGTTTCAAGTACGCCCATCTGCTCATCAAGATCAGCGACTTTTGTTTTGTAGGTTTCTGTGAGGTCGTCCTTGGCATCGCGTATCCTGATATAGATAGCGGCAAGTTTGTCGAGTGGGATGGAAGAAGTGGTGACTTCGTCCTGACCTTCTAATGCGTCCATAGTTAGCTCCAGTTGTTTTGAGGTTTTAGTTTAGCACAAAACTTGACATTGTCAAGTGCTTTCAGAAATAATTTCTTGCCTGTACAAATCAATTATTTTTGTGTGATTACTCACGTTGCCCCGCAAGAGGCTGTACATCTTTGTCTCTATTGGACTGCCCGTTATATGCACGATGGTCATTGGGTTGACCTGACCGGGTCGGTCAATTCGAGCATTGGCTTGTAAGTATGTCTCTACGCTGGAGCAGGGAGCGTACCAAATAATTGTGTCGGCAGCAGTTAGGGTAAGCCCGTGAGATGCTGCTTGTGGCTGAATGATGAGCACCTTGGGGTGGGTATGGTCTTGAAACTGCTGAACCAAAACCGAGCGTTTGTTAACGCTCACATCACCGTTGATGACTTCACAGCTTATGCCGTGCTTGCTCAGGTGCTTTTCTAAGAGTTCGATGGTGTGGGTAAAGGGCACAAACACCAAAACTTTTTGACTTGATTCGTCAATGACTTCTTGCACTGCGTTTAATCTGCCAGATACATCAAACTCTAGGACTTCCCCAGTATCCGTATACACAGCGCCCCCGGATATTTGAAGTAGCTTATTGATCTTTACAGCGGCGTTTACCGCAGAGATTTCTTCCCCATCGGCCTCAATCAACATCTGCTTCTTGAGTACGTTGTAGTACTTGATCTGTTGAGGTGACATCGGGGCATCACGGTCAACAAAAGTCACAGGGGGCAGGTCAAGGCATTGCTTCTTTTCAAACCGGATGGCTGGCTGGAGTGCTTTATGGACAATGTGCTTGGACTCGGGGCGGGGTATCCAGCGGTACTGCCCAACCTTCAACATTACGTTGTCCTTGAACTGCCCAAAGAACATAGGTATGCCGTTGGGGTTCACCAGCTTTGCCAATCCGTAAGCATCCACAGGTGATTGCGCGGCAGGTGTTCCAGTCAACATCCACAGCCCACGTATAACTTTTGTTAGGTCACGCAGGTCTTTCCACCGCTCGGTCTGAGCATTCTTATACGCTGACGCTTCATCTACCACAATCAAATCAAACCCGCCTTTGAGCAGTTCACTCTTAACAATTCCAACCCCATCAAAATTAATGATGACAAACTCTGACCCTGCATTGATGATCTCTTTGCGCTTTTTAGCTGCCCCATGTGCAACGGATACCGTGCGATGGATTGCAAACTTAAACAGGTCTTGTTGCCATGCTGACTTCATGATTGACAACGGACAAATCACTAACACACGCTTGACTAACCCTCGTTGCATCAAATAATCAACTGCCCAAATCACTGATGCTGTCTTGCCTGTACCTTGCTCGTTAAAGCAAAACGCCTTGTTATTGGTCGTTAAAAAGTCGGCTGTAATCTTCTGATGCTCGAACGGTGTGAACCCGTGGGGACGAGGCCACTCATACTCTGATAGATTCATTTTTTCTTTGGCTTGTTAATTTTGACGGTATGGTCTGAATTACGAGTGAACGAACGGTTGGCGCTTGGGGCTTTGAGCTTAAGATTTCCCGAAGCATTGCTCCCCCCTTTGGACAAGGGAACCACATGGTCGATGTCTTTTCCAGTACGGTCAATGCCCTTCTTGTCCATCTCGCTTCTTGCTCGTTGACGTTCAAGGCGAGAATCAGATTCGCCTCTTGCTTTTTGCTGTTCATATTCTTTTTTGTATGGTCTAGGTTTGTTTACGTATGGCATGATTAACTCCTGTTGTATTCACATTGTTTGACCGCGCAGAACTTGCATAGCGGCCCACTGGTAGGGTTCCACACCCCATTTTCCAACGCCGCCTCAATCCGCGCAACACTCATTGCTGGCTTTTCTAGGTACTTTTGCATCATTTCTCTGTGGTGCTCGGCCTTCACAAACTCCTTACTTACCGTAAAGATCAAGGCTGACTTCACTCGGTTGATTTTGGGGAACTTGGCAAAGATACCCGCCGCCACAAGGTCGAGTTGTTTGGTGTCCGCGTACCGTGCACTCTTGCTGGTTTTGTAGTCGGCGGAATGCGCCAAACCCTTTTCTTCGTTCAATACAACCAAGTCGGCAATGCCGTGCCACCATACATTCGGGGCATGGAACTCACAAGCCTCTAAGTCTTTGGTCAAGCCTAACTTCACTTCGCACAGCTTCTCCCCCTCTAAATTTTTAAGGGCATCCAGCGTGTCCTTCATGTACTCAAAGGCTGGCGGGATAGGTTTGCCGTCCCGAATGTATTCCTCTGCTACGGTATGAGCAGTCTTGCCGTACAGCGTTGCCGTTGTGTCAGACTCAACAACGTCCTTGGCTATCTTGGTGTGATAGTACTTCTTTGGGCATTGCTGAAATGTTTTTAAGCTACTGAACGACCATACGATACTCATTTATTACCCCAAAATTTCGTAAAAGAAAGCCACATAACAATGGCGGCTACCAGCAACACCACCCCAAACGCAACGCCAATTACTTTAGCAATCTCCATAGCTCTTTCCATACCCTGCTTCGCAGTTCAGCGGTAACTCGGTTGCCCACGACGGGCGTATACGCATACACAATTCAACGTACTCCTTAGCTGTTTCAGCCTCGGCCTCCGGTGCAATACAAGCGACGGCGTCATGCACTGTCATCACCACGCGATACTTCTTGGCCACCATTAACATCTGCTCACCTATCACGATACGTGCAAGTGCTTGGCATACGTTCTCAATCACTTTACCGCCGTAGATTCGGTTGGGTATGACAGCTTTGCCCTTTTTAGTATCGTACACAAGCTCGGTCTTGCCACTTTCCTCATCTGTTTTTTGCCGTAGGTTGGGGTACTTCAAGCGCAGTCCGTTGGGAAGCAAGATGCCCTCTGACCCATCTACTTTAAGTATGTCACCGCGCCCAAACGCCGTCGTTTGCTCACGGACAATTGCAGGGAGGACATTCGCCGCAGATTTCCATAGTGCAGTAATTTTCGGATATGTATTTCGATACGTATTGATAATTCGTTGCGCTTCTTCAAGCGTAACTTCAACACCAAAAGTTTTAAGTTGCGCCGTAAACTTTGCCGCGCCCATGCCGTAGCCTGCGCCAAGAATCGTCGTTTTACCGACAAACCTCTCGTCTTTGGTAATCTCTTCGACAGCCTTGCCATAGATAGCCGATGCCATGATTCTGTATACATCTTCGCCCCTTTCAAATGCTTCTACCAAATTGTCTTGACCAGCCAGCCATGCCAGCGTCCGCGCCTCAATCTGCGATGAGTCTGAGTCAATCATCACCATACCAAACGGCGCAAAGATAGCCTTCTTCAGCGGGGATGCACGTTGCAAGTTCTGTAAGTTGATCTTGTCGTCACCGCCCCAGCGTCCAGTGTGTGCGGCATAGTAGCGTAGGGGTACAGGCATTGGGCCCCGATTAGCAATCCCAATGAACCGCTCGGTGCGGGTCTCTTCAATCGTTGACTTCGTTCCCAGCCGGGCCGCAACTACTGCTTGTACCCGAGTATCCGGATGCTCTAACAGGGCCTTGAACTCCTCATCCGTCTTAGAGAATGCGTAGGTCTGTTTCCCATTAGCGGGACTCTTTTTCATGGGCGGCGTAACCCCAAAGGATACAAGCAAGTCAGCAAACTGTGGGTTGCTCATCAAGGTGTCTTTGTCAAACTCGTTCAGCAAATCTTCCTTGCGGCGCTTCTCTTTAACCAAGTGAACTTCCAACATCTGCTTGTCCAACTGCAACACTGGCTCGGTAAACATACGGATGGTCAGATCAATCAAGCGTAACTCGATTTTTGGAAAGCCTTGGCTCATCAAACCAAACAAATCCCATGTCAGCTTCACATCGTTCTTGCAGTAGCTTCCATAGTCGGCTAATTCGTCTTTGGTAAAACTCTTGCGAAAGTAATTGATGTACTGCTTGACTTGCTCACCCTTGACCCCGATTCCATAGTAAGTCGCTAGGACTCCAAGACTACCGCCTACTTGCGTACCATGCAATGCTCGCGCCATGCTCAGCGTGTCCAACCAGCCTTTAGGTGTGATGCCGTACTGCCAATTCAGAATAGCTCCGTCAAACACTGCGTTGTGCGCCAGCGCAAGGGAATTCTTCCAGTCAAAGTCTTGGAGGAACTGGTACATGGCTGAGTGTGTACCGCTGAACCATTTTGGCTCGCCATCGTTTACCTGTACTGCAACACCGATAACTTCAAAGCGTGGGTCGCGGATGTACTCCTCAGTGGTCTGCTTGGCAAATCCAAGGTCGCCGCCGTAGGCCGTTTCAAAATCTAACGTGATGATGTTCATTTGAAAAGATTCGAGGATGTGGTTGCCGCCTTCATCTGCTTTACATCTTCTTCGCTAAGGGTTTGCTTGCCAAGTTGCAAAAGGGTGTTGTGTGAATCTTGTTGCTGTGCAAGGGCGTATCTTTTTGCGGTGCTGTACACAAGACTGTCGGAAGTGTCGCTGACATACCCAACAGCCGCGCCCTCACCCTTGATCTGCGCTTGACCAAACCCACTACTACCTATTTGCGCACTGGTGAAGTATGGGGTATCGGCTTTCAGTTGGTTCTCCATCTGATCTTTCAACAACTCGCGCATGACCTTCTCGTCGAACTCTTTGCGCCGTACTTCTTTTAAGCCCTCATGCAGTGCGCCCTTCTCAGGCTCGGTCAAAACCTCACGGAAATTAGCGGCAAACATGAACCGCCACTTCTCAGCATCACCATAAAACTCACTGGGGTTGGACTCCATTCGCCCTACCAACGCACGTACACCTGCGGATAATTCAGCCATTGTTAGCTCCTTCATTGTTTCATCAGTTGGACAAGTTGCTCTAAGTATTCGAGTTGCTCTTCGGCAATAACGGCGGCTGTGCCACCGCATTCTTTTATCTCTCGAAGGTTTTTTTCTTGCAGTGCCGTAGTCGTGCCCTTACCCGCCTTGGCTTCAATAGCAAGGAAGTTTCCGTTGACACAGCATAGAAAATCGGGGACTCCTGAGTTGCCGTAGCCAGTGCCGATGGGCATGGCGTAGTAGACACCGTTGTCTTTCAGGATTTTTTTGATCTTGGCTTTCACTTTTACTTCAGGTGTCTGTGCCATATATCATGCTGTGCCATTGGGTTACTGAGGGCATGTGGTTGTGCGATTGGGTTGGCTCAACTTTGCCGATGGGGTAAATCCAACCAATATTCTTGAGCGCTTTAACACCAGAAACCCATACGTTTGGGTGTAGCGTCTTAGGTCTAAACAGCTTATTGTTTGCGCAGTGGTTCCTAAATTCGTCACCAAGCACAATAGGCTTTTTTGTAAGTAGGTCTTCAGCCAGTCTTATGTATTCTTCTACAAAAACGGGTTCGGTTTCAGCCGCTTTCTTCCAGCACTTGTCTGCGAGTGCCAACGCATTTTCCATTCGTGGTGTCATCTAACGCTCCAATAAAAGTTCAGGCAGCGATAATAACACATTGCTTTACTTTGTCAAGCGACAGACGTAAAAAAGCCGCCCGTAGGCGGCTAGGACTTACCCTAACATTTGTTAGGCTTGGGCGATTGCTCGTTCAAGATACCACTTGGCTTTCTCCAAGTCTTGCTTGCGGTTGCCCTTGTGGTCGGCTCGGCTGATGTACTTCACAGCGTTGCCCAAATGATACGTCAACCCCTTGGCTTCAATGAAGTCGATGGTCTCCATTCCACCTACCTTGTAATGAGCAGGATGGTTCACTGGGTCTGCGGCTGGCTCTTCCATTGTGATTGGTGTGTTGCTTGAGGTGATTTCCATTGGTATCCATCGCGGTGCTCGCTTGCGCCCCTTGGTCAACTCATATATCTGCTCGGCATACTCCTTTGCTGATACGCCCATTTTGTTGGCTAACTCTACCTCGGCGCGTCCAAGAATAAGTTTCTTCGGTTGCATACCCCTCCTGCACATGTACGCAACTTGGTACGAGGTCTTAAACTTTTTGGCTACCTCGCTAGGTGTAGCTGTTGGGTTTACGGTGAAGTACTCGCGCATCTTTGCGGCGCGGCTGGTTTTCTTAGTTGCCATTGTTAGCTCCTTGCTGTTGGCTGTTTACATACTCGGTAAGAATTTCACGAATTTTGGCTTGCTTTGTATACGGATGGTGGGTGTTGAAGTAATCCATCACCTCCATTGGTATCCGCAAGCTCGTATTGAAAAGGGTTGGCTTCTTACCAGCGCCCCGCCCCTTTCGTTTTTTAATTTCCTCCGTCATTTGCTTTCCTTTCAAACCGGCTATCTTTTAGAAATGCTCTTAGCCACTTACCCTTACCAAGTTTTATCCACTCTGCGTATTCGCTTTGCGTTAACTTAACACTCACGCATCGGCCATTTTTTGTCAGTTCACGTTTTTGCACTTTCTTTCCCCTTACTGTAGATAAGCACTTGCTTTTGCTCATTCAGTTTGTCTGCGGCTCTTTGACTTGCAATCTGTCCTGCCCTAGCCCCGCTTGCCATTTGCTTCATCTTTACATCGGTCGAGAACACGCTCGGCCCTTCCCAATCAAATACCGTCCCTGTAGACTTCCGTACAGTCATGTTTGTCTCCCTCCCTTTTTGTTATGAATACCAACTTACACTTAGTACAAACCCAAGCCGAACCAGCCACAACGACAGTCTTTTTATCTGCGTGTGTTCCAGTCAGCTTCCCAAAGAATGTTCTTATACG